ATCCAATAAAACATTCATTGCTGGATTTTTTTTTGTAGGAGTTGTAAATGTATCTTTTATGTAGTTATCTGTTTTTTTTTCTTTTTTATAGTATTCTAAATCTTGTTTACCAAAGTTAGAAAAATCTTCCTTTTTACTTTTTGTTTTATACAGAATAACTAAAATGACTAAAGTTATTGCAGCAGATACAAGAATTTTTATTGATCTTGTAAATAAATATCCTAAAACTGTCATTACAATTATTAGTCTAGTTATTGCATTTAATTTTTGTGCTAAACTAAAACTTTTATTTGGAAAAATTTCTGTTATATAATTTCTATTTAATAGTATATTCGGATTATCTAACCAAAATTTAATCATTATTAATATATATAGTAAGTTATTTTTTCTATTTTTTTTATTTAATTTATTTTTTGTTCTTTCTTTTTTTCTTTTTTTTCTTTTTTTTAGGATTTGTCCTTAAACTTTTCTCTACCTCACCATCATTTGCTTTAAATTTCATTTGTTTATAATTTGTTTCAACTTTTTTATTTGTTTGTTCCATTTCTTTCTGTGCTCTTCGTTCCGCTAATTTTCTAAGCATTCTTTCTTTTTGAGAAGACATCTTAATATTTTGATTTAATCTGGCTTGCATTGCATTTGCACTTACTTTTTGATTTTTTCCCATAGGAATTCCCATTTTACTGAATATCTTATTCATATTTTTCATACCTGGCATTGATTTCATTTTTTCCATTAGATCTGCGGCTTCCTGCATTAACTCACTTTCTTTTATCTCTCCACTTTTTAATTTATTATCTAGTTTTGAGCCAATGGATTTAACTAAATCCATTAGTTTTGTTGGATTTTTTAATAATTTTTGGAAAACATCTCCTACATTAGCATCGTCTTCCATGTCTATATCCATACCCTCAGCAGTTTCATTTGCTATTTCTTGAGCAAGTCTTCCTAATTTACCATCCATTAATCCACTTAGATGATTTTGTAAATCTTCTGGATTTGGTAAATCATCTTGATTCATAAAATTTTCTCTATCTTCTCCATCCATAGTTTCATTAAACATATCACTCATTTCTTTCATAGTTTCTTCAAGTTTCTTTTTCATCTCATCTTGATCAATTGCTTCAAAAAGTTTTCCAGTATCTCCGAAATCCTTTCCATCTTTAATAGAACTAGAAACAGAAAATAAAATTAATTGTAAATATTTCCATATCGTCTTTCGTGTATTATCGCTAATTTCTTCTTTCCATAAGTTTTTAAAATCAATATTTGGTAAAAAATTAGTATTAATATCAGTATTTGTAAAAATATCTTTATTTTGATACAAAATATCAAAAAATCTTTCAGGATAAACTCTTAAACAATGGTCAAAAATTTCCTTTCCGTTATGTTTTCCTTGTAAAAAATCTATAGTAGTATCTTCTAGTTTATATTTCATTTCGGGGAAAACAAGTAAAATATCTTTATAAAAATCTTTTAATACTTTTTGAAATTCTTCAGGCACGTCGTTGATTTTTTTAGGTTCAGATGTTTCTTCGGGATTTTTTTGATTTTCACTCATTATAAATTTAATTTAAAATTTAATTTTTAAATTAAACTATTTATAAAGTATATTTCTTATTTATTAGCATAATATAAATTACAAATTTTGCATAAATTTTGAACATATTTTAATGATTTATCTTTATTTTCTTGTGATGTTTCTCGTAATAAAATTTTTACATTGTTAATAATATTATTAACATTTCCAGTAGTATATTGTAAGTCTTGTGTATAATCCTTATTTATAAAAAAATCCATATTACTCTTATCAATTTCGTCTATATATTTATCATTAATATACATTTTCCACGATTTAATTATTTTTTTAGGATTTACCTTTTTTATACCTATAATAAATGTTCTTCCGGTTTGTATATCAGTATTTTCTGGAAATATTGTTATAACATCATCTAAAAATTCTATGAGATGATCATTAAATACCTTTACTAAATTAGACATTACTACAAAAATATAAATATTTTTATTTAAATGATTATTTATTATTATATGTTAATTATTGTGATGGCATTGTTATTTCACTATCTCGTTGGGCCTGTAATTTTCCTAGATCAACTTGACCTACTTTATCAGGTTCATAATCTTCTGGTGGTGTGTAAATTTTATCATTAAAGTTCATAGAAACAAAACTATGCATTTGTCTTAATCCACCATCTCCTTTTGCAGACATCGATTCATTTGTTTGATCTAAGTAAGAATAATTATCTGACATAGTTGTTCCCATTTCATATGTTGAAAAGGCTAAAGGTTCCCCATTTGTTTTCGTGGCTTGCGCTTTTTTTTGGGCTAATTGTGGTCTAAAATAATTTATAACATCATCTCCTACTATAATTTTATTACCTTTATTTAGTAATAATAAACTAGGAACTTTTGTAATATTTGGTGGTAGAAAAACCTCACATCCATTATCTAAAACAATATATAATTTATTACTTTTATTTACTCGTTTATCTATTGATAAAAAATGTATTTGTTTAGATATATTTGTTTTTCCTAATTCATATAATAATTTTTTACAACTTTCACAATATTTACTATAATATAAAACACTACTCATTAATATATCATAAAGTGTAATTTATTAGAAATTTAACTTAAAATTTAACATAAAATTTAACATAAAATTTAACTTTAATATTAAATTTTTAACATTAAATTTAACTTTAATATTAAATTTTTAACATTAAATTGAAATTTAATATTAAAAAAACTATATTAGTTATTAGTATATGAGTCAATCTTCTGAAAAAAGTTTATCACAAAAATCTCCTAAAAGTTCTATCATTTTACCGGGTGTTAAAGAATCACAAGAGACAGATGGTATTCTAACATTTACACTTGAAAATACAAATGTTAGTATTGCTAATGCTTTGAGAAGAACTATTCTAAGTGATATTAATACAGTTATAATGGATACTTCTTTAGAAAAAAATAATATTAATATTATTAAGAATACTACCCGTTTTAATAATGAAATTTTAAAACAAAGATTAGGTTGTATTCCAGTCCATATTAAAGATCATGATTCTATTCAAGATCTTATTATTGAAATTAATGAAATAAATGACTCAGATTCTATGGTTTATGTTACCACTAAAGATTTTAAAATTAAAAACACATCAACTGATACTTACCTAGATGAACAAGCAGTGAAAGAAATTTTTCCACCAGATCTACTCACAAATGGTTATATATTGTTTGCTAGACTTCGCCCAAAAATATCAGGCGATATTCCAGGTCAAGAATTACACCTAGAATGCAATCTTTCTATATCTAACGCCGCTAATAATGGTATGTACAATGTTGTTTCAACATGTGCATATGCAAATACTCCGGATAGAGTAGAACAGCAATCTCAATGGCAACAATCTGAAAAAGAATTGGAAGATAAAGGTTATTCCAAAGATGATATTGACCAACTTGAAAAAAATTGGAAATTATTGAGAGGAAAAAGATTCTTTCTTAAAGATAGTTTTGATTTCAAGATTGAAACCATAGGCGTTTATACAAATATGGAATTAGTTCATTTAGCAATTGATAGTATAACTAAAAGATTAACAAAAATTAAAGAAATATGTCAAAATGATAAACTTATTATGGAAAAAAATAAAACAACCATGAGCAATACAGTGGATATAACATTAGAAAACGAAGATTACACAATTGGAAAAGTAATTGAATATATTTTACATCAAGAATATTATCTCAGTGGTGATAGAGTATTGGATTATATTGGATTTATTAAAATGCATCCACATGACACAGATTCAATTATTAGAATGAGTTTTAATTCGCAAGAAAATTTTACGGATGAAAACATTAGAGCAGTTATTTCGTACGCATGTGAAACAGGTATTAATATGTTTACTAATCTAAAAGAATATTTTTAAAGGATAATATTTCTAAAATGCTATTTAATTTGTTAAACTTTCTGCAACTTTTTCCTCTAATTTATGTTTATTATACACATGATTAATAGAATACATTAGTTTCGCCGGATGCAAATTGTTAATGTAATCAATAACAACTTGTTTCGCAACAAACTTTTTTTCTGGTCTCAATTCTTCCATATAAATTTTATGCAAATTAAACATATGAATTTTAAAATTATATGGATACTCCCTCACCTTTTTCTGTTTCTTAATATAACATTCAATATAGTATTGGTATAAAATTTCTGTAAATTTATGTAAATCATTTCTTAAAACTCTAAACTCATCTTTATATTCAGAATAATATTGCAAAAAATCTTTGACTAGTCCATTTTGTCTTAAATAATAATAATGAAATTGTATTTTAGGTGTGTTACCCTTTAACATTTTAATTTTTTCATAGTTTTTAGAACGGATTTTCATTCTTTCACCAGATTGATTATACACTATAATCCCATGTGTTTTATAATCCAACGCATCGTCATTAAAATAACTTCTTATCCTCTCCCAACTATTTCCAAATAATTCATGAATTTCTTCATAATTATATCGTTTTACACTATGTACATTGTTTAAACTAATATTTTCCATTTTTTCTACCAATTGTTCATTATTTTCATTTATAAATATACGATATGTTGCAACTAAATATAATTTTGTTGTAATGATTGGTATAACAATTCTATTTTCTGGATGTTGTAGTACAAAACTATATATAATTGATGGATCCATATGACTAAACTCCAAACCACAATCATTCATTGCATCTAAAAACATATACCGAAATGTTTTTTTTGAATTAACATTATATTTACATTTTGCCCCAATATTGCTTTTTGTAGCAATATTCCAATCATCTATTGTTTTATCCCAAAATACATTAATCATTGTCCCTTCAACAAATTCTTCAAAATAACAATCTGATATACTATTTTCATTTACAAATGTATCAAAATAAATAGATTTAGGTGGAGCCATACATAAAATATTTTGACCATCCGTTATAACTGACCTCAACAACCCCAATGTTTTAATATTTGTTTTATCTATTTTTTCTTTACGATATTTTATTACATTATAATTCCCAAATTGTCTTACTGTAAAATCAATATTTTGAGATAAATTTTCTGAATCTATTACTCTTAATGGAGCGTAATTAGGCATCTAACTATTATAAACATAATGTCTTTATATTTATTAAATATATAGTATAAAAAATAATTTATAATTTCTTCTATAAATATAAGTAATGTCAAAAACTAGTAAACAAGATTTAATATTTTTAGAATTAGGGCAAATTATTCAAATAAATGCAAGTGAAAACTTGAAAATTCATGAGAAAATATTTATTATAGATTATTTAGATAAAGAAAAAATAGATTTAGTACAACAAGATGATTTATCTAGTATTACCTTAAATATTGTAGATGGAAATATAACAGATGAAACAATTGAAAGTATATTTATTTTGGATAATCCAACAGAAAAGGGTTATGCCCGACAAAATGATCTAGTCCCGGGGAACTGGATTAGTATATATTTTGATTCAGAAACTCCATTAGTTATTAATGGACTTATAAATGACATAGATGAGGATATGATTGAAATTACAACTTATCCTGATAAAGAAACAATTTACATTGATTTCAAGTATAAGGGTGTACCAAAACATTTAAATATAGTAAATATTCAGCATATAGAAAAACCGGGAACAAAAAAATCTTCTTCAGAAGATGAAGAACCAATTATTGATATTGAAAAAACAGATAAAACAATAATCTCTCCAGATGTGGATCCCGATGATATAGATGACGATTTAGAATTAGATTTAGAATTAGATTTAGATACGGAAGAACAAGCAGAAAAGATAAAAGAAGCATTCATTGATTTAGAAGATATAGAAATTTTAGATGAAGACTTAGGAGAAATAACTGAACAAGTTCATGTATCTGAACAAGAAAAACGATTTAGTGTTGAAATGCAAACAGAAGATTTATTAGATGAACTTCTTGCATCTATTCCTTCTAATGAGAGAACTCCTTCACAACTCAACAGAATACATATATTAATTGAAAGATTTAAACAATTACGAAAGAAATTTTCAAAATTTAATAAAGAAGGTAATGCAGAACATATTTTAAAAAAGGGGGCTGATTATAAACCATTAGTAGAAAATTTTAAACAATTTAATAAAAAATTAGAATGGATTATACCTGTTATTAAAAATAATAAAAATTTATACGATAAAGAACACAGTAAAGACGATGATGCCGACAATAATATTAATATATTACCTATTGATTTTGCATTAAATGATGAATTTCAACTTATTTATGAATATTTACGTGATAATATCCCCGATGGTCAAAATAAATATAAATTTCTTTATCAAAATTTAAAACAATATTTAACCCCTCATATTGAACCTACTGACTTAACAAATATAATTAAAATTAAAGATGTAGAAACAGATTTTGAAGTTTTACTTGATAATGTAGCCGACTTTTATTCTACCACAATGTCATCAAGTGATGACTTATTTAATAAAACAAATGTTACAATTCAACAAAATAGATTTATAATGCAACGTTTAAATACAGGATTAACACATCTTGTAAACCCTGATCCTCAAAACAAAAAAAGTGTTTTATACTTAGATAATTTAACAAGTAACGACCAATTGTACTTAAAAGGGTTTTTTACACTTCCTAATTCAATAATTAAATATTCTAAATTAGGATTACCTCAAACAACCATTTATGATAAAACACAATTGAATCAAATAAATTTTTCTTATTTTAAAATACTTAATGATTTTACAAACTTTAAAAAAAGAACTATTAATGAGGGAGAAGTAAATATAAGCAAAAAGAAAAAAATAGATAATTTTGATAGACCAACTTATATAGATTTTGAGGAATTGAGACGATATGATGATAGGGCTGATGAAGATGAAATTTATGAACAATTTTTAAACCAACTAGTTCCAAAAACAAAAGAATTATTTCAATCATATAAAAATAATATTAAATCTGGCGTTTCTTTTTATAAAGTAATCCAACAATTAGAGCCATTTTTAATATACGAGGACGATATTACATTTAAACAATATCATGTAATAATGAATTTTATTTATGAAGAAATAGAGAAAATAAAGAAAAAATTAGTTATAAATAAGGATAAATTTACAAAATACTTATCAAACCAACAAAATTATGAAAGTTATTCAATATTGGCGGATTTATTAAATAAATTTAATCTACAAGAAAATGAAATTTTCTCACAGGATGGATATAATATAAGTCAAGAAATGCAGACAGATGTTTCTATAAAAAAAATTATAGATGTGGACTGTGGTAGAACATATTTAAATGCATTATCTATGGAACAATTAAGTTTTGTTCAACCAGTAGATATTGATAGTAGTATTCAAGAGGAAATAGATGGAACAAAAACTGCTTTTGAAATGGGTTCATCAAAAGAATGTGAACCTATTACTCTTGCAAAAAAATATAATGATATTGAAGAATTAGAACGAGATAGTCGTCAAGATATAGAAGTTTTCTTTGATAGAAAATATGATAATACTCCGTATGATATAGGTCATGCATGGAGAGATGAACATGCTAATATAGACGATGAACCTGAACAACAAATAATAAAATTAGCAGAATTTCTTATGAAAAATAACGGATTAAATGAAGAAAAAGCACATCGAGATGCATCTGCTATGATATTAGGGGCTAAAATGGTACATAATGGTGATTTTGCCATATTAGATCTAGGAGACATGGATTATAAATACTATATTCGTCAAGAAGATAAATGGAAACTTGATAAATCAAAAGAAGGAGAATCTATTGAAAAAATTAATTTTTGTAATTTAAAAGATAGTTGTATAAAAATAAATAAACAATGTGTAGGATTAGACGAAAGTAAAAAAATGTTACAACAAAACTTTTTATCTGAAGTAACAGCAAAATTGGAACAACAAATTCGTATGTCTATATCTGAATTAAAAATAACAATAGAAAATAATTTTAAAAAATCATTTCAAAACATTCGCCGTTTAAAAAATTTAAAAACTCGAGAATCTATTCAACGTGATTTTGTACAACTTAAAATAGCATCACAACTAGATATTGAAGATATTGTCGTGTCACCTTATGCAAGTCTTAGAGATACTATTTTATCACAAAACGATCTAGTTGAAAAATTTAATAATATAGAAATATTTATTGAAAAATTTTGCAGAGAGTATGATTTAAATAATTCTGATGAAAGCCCGTTTTGGTATTATTGTATAGATACAAATACAAAATTATTACCTACATTTTACCAAACATTAGCATCGTCTATACAGAATGGTAGTTATCAAGAGGTATTAGAAATGATATGTGATGAAAGAGGTCAAATTAGTGATGATAATGGAAAAGTTATTGATAAACATAGTGGTTATATTATTAAATTTCGTGAGTTTGATGACAGTGAAGGATATGACGAGAGTGGGTATAAAAAGGTTTCAAGAGAGATTATGTTAGAGAATATAGATATTCAAGGTTTTAAATATGCAAATGTAAAAGATACAACTTTTGGTTACCAAACACGTTTGGCTCAACACGTAAAAAGTTTATTATTAGCATTTGATAAAAAATTTCAAATAGATAGTGAAACAGAACATCCTTTTATGGTTCGATTAACTATTGATAGTTTAAATAAAAATTTAATGGATGAAACAAAATATAAAGAACTTGCGGAGAGAAAAAAGAAAAAGGGTAAAAAAGTTAAACCTTACGAATATAAACATGATCAAGTATTATTAAAATCTGTTAGTGCGGCCTATATTATTGGTGTCCAATGCGCAATGCCAAACATTGTTTCGGATGTGAGTTTTTCTATTTGTATTAAATCATTTAATGGTTTTCCATTGAATGGTAATAGTGATTTAGGATTTATTAATTATTTTAATTGTGTATTAATGCATTTAAGACGAGGTAAAGATCGACCGTGGTTAGTATTACCAAAGGCAAATAAGTCCAATTTTCAAGAAAAAGTTGATAAGTTAAATGAGGAATTACGAAATTTTATAACAGAAAAAATAATCAATATTGATTATGTTGTTGAAAAATTACAACAAAAACGATCATGGAATATGGATAATCGTGAAATGGAATTTTTACCTGAAACTTTTGATGTTCAACAGTGGAGCCATTATTTACCACCTCTTTCCGCAATTAGTGTAAGTGATTTGCAGAATATTGGAGAGAATTATGAAAAATTATTAATTACAGATATACAATCTGGTAGTGTTGAACAATTTTATAGATTATGGAATTTATATGGAAATATTGTTAAAAATAGTTTTTCTATTTTTGAATCTGTACAAAAAGCAGTAAATAATGAACCTATGTTGCTTGCTAGTATGAGTAATATACCATTCCTTGAAAATGCTTGTTGTAATGAAGGAGAGGCAAGTACATATCTTTACTTTACCAATAAAGAAAAATCTATAGAAAAATTTAATGAGAGGGTTAGAGTGACAAGTGAGATATATGATAAATATTCAAAACTTATTCTACCTTCTATACTTACGTTTAATAATGATACTAAAATTGTATTCCCAAAAATTAATCCGGATTTTAATGAGGGAGTTATTTATCTTGCTTTTATGAAATATTGCCAGTTTAATAGTGGTGTTATTTTAGATGAAGATTTACAAAGATTGTGTGTAAAAAATTCAGCATCATATCGATCTTCGGATAGTTTGGAGAGAAAAATAGATATTATGAAAAGTGAAGGATTGAATTATTCACAAGATACATTAAAAGCCTTAATTCACAATATTTCTAGAAAAAATATAATTAATTTTGATATTGACCCGGCAATAATAACAGAAAAAATGAATTTAGAATTAATATCTGAATATTTAAAAGATAAATCTCAAATAGATTTACATCATCCTGAAATTATAGATATGATTTATGAATTAATAGACCGTTTTAATATTTCACATAAAAAAGATGATTCTTCCAAACAACAAATAGATGAATTTAATACGAGTATTAATAGATGGAATGAAGAAATGTCTATTCAAATTACAGAAAAAATGCATCAGCATGGAGAATTAAAAAGAAATTTAAAAGACTTAATTGTAAATTTTTCAATGCAAAGTGAAAAAGTAACTAAAAAATCTCAAAAGAGGGGGGAGAGATTTATTTTAAATTGGAAATTAGTAGGCGAGGAAATTTATATGTATCAAGAAGATGAAACAGATTTTTCAATATTTAATCTTTTAAAACAAATGTCAACCGATATAATAACCAGTTTCCCAAATATTATTTTAAATAAAGTTAAAAAACATAATGTTCCTGCTCATTGGAAATTAAGTCAGCGTCATGTTAGTGATGTTAATAAAATTATGGAAAAAGATTATGATTATTTCAAAAAATATTATGGTGATAAAAATATCAATGCTGTGTTGCAATATGTATTAAAACACAATAAAGATTTATTAATGATTATGGACGCCATACCATTTTATTCTAAAATAATGAGTGAAGAATCTAAAGATAGTATATTTAATGGAAAAATGATTAAAAACATAGGTTATTTCTTATTTCTATCATCTATTATGTTATATTTAGAAGCATTTGATTCTGAATTAGAATTTGATATGGATGAAGACGAAGATATGAAAGAAACACATGTGGATGAACTTGTTTTACGAGGTGAAAAAGAAGAGTTAGAGAAAATTTCATGCAATTTAATATCAAATTATTTGAAAATGTTAGAATCTTATAAAAAGATGTTAAATATTACACCTGAAGAGGTAACCAAAAATGTTTTAAAATCCAAAGAGAAAGAAAAAGCAAAGATAACAGCAAATTTCCGAGATTTAGCAGATGAAGAAAGAAAGGTGGAAAATATAATGAAGAATCATAGTTTAGGAGATTGGAGTGTTGGTCAGACTCGTGCTATATTTGAGTATGATGAAAATCAATACGATAAAGAGAGAGAAGATATGGAAAAAACGGCACTTATGGAATTAAAAATGGGAATAAGAGATGAAGTAACAGAATTCAGTAGTCAAATCTATCAAATAAATATGGTGGATAGTGATTCATATGAATATATGGAACAAGAAGCAGTTCAGGCTCAGATAAATTCCGAGATATATAATTTATCGGTTATAGCAGAAGACGGAGAAGAAATGAACGATTCTGTTGATTATATGTAATCAAAAATATTTGTAGTTTTATGAACTTTTTTGAAAAGTTCTCAAAAATATTTGTAGTTTTATGAACTTTTTTGAAAAGTTCTTTTATTTAGTAAAAACTTTTTATTTAAAAAACTTATCTATATATAATTTATTATGTACCGTGCTTTTATACGTAAAAATATAACTTCAACTGCAATAATTCTATTTATTATTATATTTGCAGTAATTCAATATTTGGAACCAGCATTTTTATATGAAAAAGATGGGGCTTTAAGACAATTTGGATTAGGTTCTAGCAAAAAAACCATTATTCCAATTTGGTTCTTAACATTAATATTAGCAATGATGTGTTATTTATTTGTTCTCTACTACTTAGCAGCACCTAAACTTAAATTTTAAATTATATTTTAATATTTTTAAAAATATAATTTTATTTTTATTGTAATAATAATTAATAT